TAACAATGTCACCTACCGCAATAGCGGTCTGGTCTCCATGGTTTGCCCAACCGGAAACGGTCATGACACCCGTACTAAGTACGAGACTATCTACAAGAAGGACTGCACCGTGCTGGGCAGCACCCTCATCCATGATGGTGAGCAAGTCACCGACCTGAAACTTGTAAATGTCCGTAGTTGATACGGTAACTGTAGTAACACTGGTGCCCGTACTGGAGTTGACTGCGCTAGCGGCTGCACGAGGAAGCAAAAGTTCCTCATCCATCCACTTAAACGTAGTCTCCGTCGTACCAGACGAAGCCAAAATCTGGCGTCCATCTGAAGCGACACCGTTAATAAGGGGAGAATCGACAGGCGAAATCATGTAAATGAGTTCGTCCATGTCAATCTTCTGCCCTACGGTCAGGTCATATGTAGTGACCTTCCCTGAATAAGGGTTAACTGTCATGATAAATCTCCAAAAGAGTAGAAGGTAATGAACTAGCCGGTGTTACCCGACCGAACCTTCCGCAAATGACCCTCATATTTGGAGCGATTATCAGCAAACTCTTTGACACCCATAGGCGTTTGATCCGATGGCCGCAAATACGGCGCAAACGAACCATCAACCCTGCGTTCACCAGCCCTACCCTTCTCCCACTGAGGCTCATGCCTCTTAGGGGGAACAGCATTCATCCGGGTCGGCATAGACGACGGCGTTATCTGCGGAGACTGAAGAACCCGCTGAACGGACCCTTCACATTCCTCGCAAACCTCATCCGCGTCATCCGACATCTGCTGCCATCTCTCATAAAGAAAGTCGCAGTCCGAACAGCGGTAAACATAGGTAGGCATCTACCTAGAAAGAACCCTCTCATCACCCGATGTCGCAGCCTCAATAACAGTTGAAACAAACGCTGCTGCCGCATCATCCACCGGACGACCAGCATCAACCATTTCCTTAAACTGCCTGTGACCAACATCGTAAGGGGATTCCGTCGAAGTATCAGGTGGAACCTGATCGGATACCAAATCCCGGCGCTGTTGCGCAACCTGCGTATCAGCCTCCGTGACCTCCGATTCGAGTTCAGGCTTAGGATCAGCACCCTTTAAGATGCCCAACTCCTCTGCCTCAATCCGAAGAAGATCAGGATCTAAATCACCGTCGTAAGCCTTAAACAAAAGTTGTCCAGCCTTCGTATCAGTGTCCACACCGGCCTTCAGAAACGCCATTTCACGTTTCATCTCGTCAAGTTCCTGCGATGCCTTCCGACCACGGTCGGCTGCCTCTCGCAGTTCCTTAATACCGGTTTCCTGTGCCTCTGCCATGATGTCTCTCCTGCCTAAATCGCGCACAAACGGAGGGAATGTGCGGTGGGTGACATTAATAAAGAACATCCCCAGTCGTCACGATCTGGTTCAGTCTCCACTATCTACTCATCGAGAGCGTGGGCGTTCTCAACGGATAAGCACTCACCGGCCCGGAGGGCACACAGCGGCCTATGTGTTTATTACTATATCACACTTTCTGCTCGGCGTGCCACTCCAAGTGTCTATGCTGCCATTCACGCACCGAACGAATATCTTTACATATCTCAGAAATGTCACCAGCAACACCCGACAACTTGATCGCATTGATCTGATATTGCTCTCTGTTCTCACGCCTATACCTAGACGCAAGAACAGCAAAGACACCACTGATCAGGGCGGCTCCGATTAAACCAGCGAAGCCAACCCATTCAATCACGACACAGCCGAAGCCGATCCGTCACCGTACTGACTAGCAATCATAGACTTAGTGAAACTCAATATAGCCGACGCACCAGCCACCGATGCAGCCTTAAGCGAATCGGTACTACCAACGACATATACAGCAAGAAATGCTTGTATAAACGTCGCAATAGCCCTCTCAAAAACATCTCGATTAAACACGTTTCCTCCGTTTGATCTTCTTGTAAGGCATCTTCTTAGCCTTACCCTTCGACTTTGCTGTCTGAACTCTAGGCATTAGCCGCTCCGAACCCTGTAGACGATCCAGTAATCATAGCACCACCACCGCCAGCAAATTCTGCTGCACGGGTACCCCGCCTACGTTCCAATATATCTGACAATTCAAATCCAGACAGGAACTCGCCACCAATCTCTTCACCTTCTACGCCAAACTCGGCAGCAGAACCATGCGAAATCAAATCCAAATCAGTTTCACCAGCGCGTTCAATAAACAAGTTCTCCTGTTCCTTCAACGTAGCAAACTTATCCCAAATAGCGCCCTGCTGAAGCCCCAACGCAGCAATAGATCGTGCCCGCTCCTTCGCAACCCTGCTATCCAAGATCATGGACGACAAACCACCAACTTCAGAAGTCTCGATGTTTCGTTTGACCTCAACCCAATCGCCACCCCAATTATCTGTTGGATCAAGGAACGTCATCATTAAAGCCGCATCACCCTGCGGACCATACCAATCAATAAACGTCTGCTTCACATCGTCCGGGGCTTCAAAGATTACACGAGCCGCACCAGCCAACCGCTCCTGAATCTCCGCCGTACCCACACCATTAACAAACGTATCGGTAATAACCGTATTGATATTGGCACCCAAATCCGCCATGCCGTAACGCTTCAATTCGCCAGACAACCACTTCTCTCGCTGCACATATTCATACGGTGTAGGTACGTCGCGCCGTCCAGCAATCCGCATCTGATCAATAGCCGGGAACCGCTCCTTAAACGCAGGCTGATCATAAACTTCGATCATTGCCTGCGCAGCAGTAAACGACGGATCTGACGTAAACCGGCCCTTGGCCCAATTCCACAAATCGCCAGCCAAATCGGCACCAATGCCCGCCTCCAACAGCGCAGACACGAACCCGTTTTGCAAATTGACAAGCGCGTTCTCGCCTTGCGCAGCATCGAATGCACTGCCCAAATCTTCTCCGCCGCCGCCTGAAGGCCCACCAAACGAACCGGGATAACTTCCGCCTTGAGCCATAACGGTCGCAGCGAGATCGCCACCAACCTCTGAAGCAGCCTCAGCCTGCGCCTCAGTCAACCCGAATGTTGTAGCCAACTGATCCGTACCGACACGCCACTTAAGAATATCACTACGAATCGACTCGACTTCCTCCCACGCATTAGGCGCAGCGTCGATACGATCAGCCCACCGGTTAACATCTGCCGACGTAATCTCCGATGTTAAATTCCCTTGACCAACCTGTGCCGCACGGTCAAGTGTCCGCGCTAAAATCTCATACGGGGTCATCTCTCCAAAAGGACGACTACCCAGCCTACCCGTATTGGCAAGATCTAACAGATTCTCAGCCATCACCGCACCCCAAACGCCTGCAACATGCCAGACATAATATTACTTATTCCCTGCGAATAAGTAGAAGTCTGCTGAAACTGCGGCTGAGTACGCGCCCAAGCACGCATCTCACGCGAATTCATAAACCGCTCATTGTCACCCTCGCCCGTAATCAAAGAATCCAACTGCGGGCCAAAGACATCCTGCAACCTAACCTCATCAGAATCCAACTCCCACACATCCGCCAACGTAACCCGCAACGGATCCAAATGACTTTTCAAAGAAGAACCACCGAAACTACTCGTGGCTTCATTATAAGAAAAATCATTGATCCGATCCAGAATCGCAGACCCATTCAAAAACTGGTATTGATCGCCAACCTTACGAGAAATAATATCGTAAGCCGACTGCCAATTCATATCCTCCCGCTTCACACGAGTAACAAGATCCCACAACTCCTCGTCGCTAACCGACACATAGTTCTGCTGCGCAGCAAACTTAAACTTGTCATACAAATCTTTGAGCGAACCCGGTCCAACATCCAGCGCTCCCTCAACAAACTCGCCGCCAAGTTGCCGCTCAGGCAAATAGAACTTTTCGATTAATCCGGCAGCGAGGTTCTCATCCATGACCGGCAAACCATTGCCGCCCACTGTTGACGCGTTATTAATTAGATCCTGAACAAACGCATCATCTACCGTCTGTTTACTTACATCGCTGAACCCTAACGCCTTCGCATATTCCGCGACGTACTCCGCCGTCGTATCAACAAGCGCATCATATTCGCCGCGCGGAACATCAGTCCCATATCGCAGGTTTTGGACAGCCTGCCAAGCCGCAGTCCGATCCGCCCACCACGACTGATTCGCTAGATCGTCTAGAAAGTCCTGAATAAATACATCTTCAGCATATTGAACGCCGCCAGTACCCAAGATAACTTGGTCGTTAAACTTCTTTACCCAGTCGGCAATAAATTTACGGGCCGCAAGAGGCGCGTCGCTACTTTGATCTGCCCAGTTGCCAAGCCATGTCCACCCAAAAATGTTACTGGCATTAGACCCATAAATATTCGTGTCGCTGCCGGGTGCGGCTTTAAACAGGTCGTCATATATGGTAGTCATCGATCCCTCCTATCAGAAATATAGAATAGCATCAAATTATTCTCCCTCTGGAAGTCTCCATGTAGACGGATGCCCCGGAGGCCGTGGACCCGGATCGTAAGGCTTACCTGTTTCTGCCTCTATCGCTCTCCGACGGGCGTATTCGTCTTCAAACAATTTACGATACTCAAGCGCCCTTGGCTGGCTACCCGGCTGGAAATAGCGATCATCCATATAGGCAATAAGTTTCTGATCTGAATAAAACCTGAGTCTCATTTGAGTAACGTCTGCATTGAATTTCGAGCCGGTACCCGGTAGCCACCATCCCATACGGTCACCAAAGGGTCCTATATCCAAATCTAGGTCCGGTGGAGTTTGCAAACCAGTGCTACCGGCTACTCGCTGGGGCCAATATTCATTGTCATACCAAGACCTCACTCTTGCTTGGATCCCCGCAAGAGTCTCGTCGTAATCAAAATCCTTAAAGATTTCGCCGCTAGGATGCCGATCTATCCCTATATTCCCCCAATTCAACTCCTCCCACGGATCATCGATACCACGGGTCGGCGTATACCCACGGTTTGTCAACTCTCTACTCGCCCAATCTGCCTGCTGCCCTGCCAGAAACTCCCTTTGCCTATTCTCCCCTATGAGACTGAGTGAGGGATCGATCTTCCTTCTTGTTTCCATTCGGGCATGATGCAAAAGCACTAGCAACTCTTCGTCTGTTGCGGTACCCCAAACATTATCCGGGGTACGCCATACCTCACCCGCCTTACTTGCTGGTATATCATCGGCGGTCTTCCATCCGGGGCCGGGGCCGGGACCAATCTCTCTGGCTATTTCCTCGTCTAACGGATCGGCAGAAATACCGGGTTCTGGTCTAGCCAAACGATCCAAGTCAGAATCAGTGAGTCCACCTCCACCATAGCCTCCGCTACGGCGCATCTCTCTCTCAATTTCAGCGTCGGTTAGTCCGCCTTCGTTACGGACAATCTGATCTATCTCATCTGGCGTAAGATCCTTAAGAGGCGTACCGGGTGGACCCTCCAACGCCGCTTGACGACCCGGAGCATTCGGGAAAGTACGGATACGTTCTACACCTTCAAGAAGAGCATCTGCCTGATCGCGTGTAATCTCACCATCCCGAACCAATTGTTCAATAGGTGACTTATTAGGATCAAAGACCTTTGGTTCATTGAACACAAAATCCTCTGGCATGTACCCCTGTGGATACCTTTCCATTAAGTCTTCGTCCACTCTATTGGTAGGTATCCGCTCAGGTGTACCGGGTGGACCATCCACCAACCCGCCCCGGAATTCCCCCCACCACTCATCTATATCCCTAGCAATCTTTGTTATAAAATCTGCTTGGTCAGACCCGAAGGTTCCAAGATCCGGGTCTGCGGCGAAAGCAATCATGTCTCCGAATGTCTCCGGCGGATACGTCATTTCTGGGAACACCCTTAGGAAATCATCAAGTTGAGGATGATCCACGAACTGGTCTTTTAGCCCATAAAGAAAATTGTATCTACGCATAAACTCATCTTCTATATGTCCGTAGACAGGATCTGAAGCGTTACGCATAAGATCGAACATCTGTTCCCAAGACATCTGATCCAAATCCGCCGATGATGTCCGCATCCCGCCATCGATCTGTGCCTGTGTAAGACCACGGGTGCCGTAGAAAGATTCTGGGTCGCTACGGATCTCATCAAGGTACGCCTCAGGCGTACCGGGTAGACCCTTAGGCGTACCAGTGATACCTAAATACTCTTCCACCTCCCTTACAAGATTACGCCCCTCCGCATGTTCACCAAGAGATCGCCCAAGATCATCGGCAATCTTATTGATAGCATCCCGTACCTCCGGATCCAGATCCGACAACTCCAACAACTCATCAGTAGGATCAGGATTCAGGTTATCAAGTTCCATATCTAGGCGTTCCGCTTCACGGGCGACCTGATCTTCAATACGTTGAGGATCATTAGCCCATGCGGCTTTTGCCTGATCGAACTGATCGTCAGTCCATCCCAACTCATCCTTGACCTTCTGAATATCGGGTCCTGCCGGATTCTCAAATGCTCCTGCGCCTTTATACTGCTTACGGCCACTCCCATCGGTGTAATACATCCACTCTTCAGGCGTACCGGGTAGACCCTCCAACTTAGAGATTTGGTCAAGATCAAATACAACCCAAGAAGCCTGCTCTGGTAAACCTTCTCTATATTGCAAATCATCTGGACCCATAAATGCTTCTCGGATATGAAGACCGTCATATCCCAAACCCTTTAGCCACTCTCTTGTTATCTCATCACCACGAGTACCAACACCATAAATATTCCCAGCAACCTCACCACCGGTCAATTCCGAATACAGTTCATGCTGTTCATCCGTCAAGGAATCAAGGTTTGGCACCATAGATTCATCAGAGTATTCATTCATTGGCGGGTAGGTCGGATGGTCACGCTGCATTATCCGACGATTCCCTATACGGACAGCCTCTTGTCTCCAGTTTTCCAGATAAGTTCGTTCATGCATGTCAGCCAGAAGTCGGCTTGCCGGATCAGTCGCATCCGAAATAGGAGGCAACCCTTCCTTTACCCTCCAAGCCCGATAACTCTCTTCATACAAATCATCCAAACCCAATTCAGATATATAGGCACGGATACGCAAACCCTGTACGCCGAATACCTCATCCACCTCAAGTGGATTCTCCAGTCGAAGACGCCGTTCCATAATATTCGGACCTATGAATTCAGCACTTTCTGGACTTGTTGAAAAATGAAATCCTAAACCAGAATCAGCATTAGGAGTATTACGGCCCCATGTACCGGGTTCTAATAGATCGCCGCCATAATCAAAGTCTTCAAAATCTGCTGCTGTACCATGATAATAAGTAGTAGGCGTACCGGGTAGACCCTCCAACTTAGAGATTTGATTCGGCCTATACGCCTCAACCTGTGTCCCGGGAGGCAAAAACCCGCCGATCAGCGGTTCATAGAACTGCTCCCCCGACAACGCCTCATCCAATGCCGGATCGTCAAATGGACGGGAGACAAGATCCCTCTTTCGGACAGTAAACTCTAGGATCTCACCTTCTGGATCCAGATATTTCTCAGCAGTTTCCCGGGTCGGCGCAACAAACATCCCCTTCTCCCCTGCAACCCCCGTTTCTCTAATCGCCGCAGCACTTTCAGTGGTTGTGCCGTGAAATACATGGATTACAGCGTCGTCTGCAAGAGAATCAAAACCCTCAGGCGTACCGGGACCGAACCGATCAAGTGGCCTAATGCTTCTAGATTGTGAAGCAATAGCATCCGCAACCTCCAAACGAGAACCACGCTCCGCCGCCTCCCGCAACATCTGACGCACCGGAGCAATAACCGCACCACCCCACCGCAACGACACAATATCGACAACATCCAATGCAGCCCACAACGCATCCGCCGGGCTATGAACACCCAAAGTGTTCGCCAATTGATTACCGTAAGGGTTACCGCCATAACCGTCTAACCGGGTATCGGCCTGCGTAGCGTGCTGCCACGCCCGAGACAAATCATGCCCAATAGTTTCTGTCGGCTTACCCTGAGCCAACCGCAGCCACGGCGCACCCGTAACATCCCATGCCGCCGTTGCATAATCCATCACCGCAGAAAACGGATTAGCATATCCTACGACATGACGCACATCGAACTGTGCCGTAGGCGGCTCGATAAGACTATGCGCCCAATCGATTCCATCTTGGGCATCCGCCAACTCCAACACATTTAATATGGCCCCATACGTCATACCAGAAGTGTCACGCAACCACCTATCCGCATAAGTAATAACATCGGCTTCCGGACCATCACCCGCTTGATCCGCGCCGACACGTAACGCCAACCCCAACGTATCCACCAACTGTGCTGTACGTTCTGACGGCACACTCGGCTGCGTTAACAGCCCCGCGCCTAACGAACCAGATTCCGGATTGCGATCCTCCTCAAAGTCCCATTCAGGCCCGCCGCCCTCACGGAACTGCGTTCCATACTCAGACATTATCTTCAGGCGTATGGATAGAACTGATGGCTTTATCCCACAACTGGTTTGCTACATCACCATTGCGGTCAATCTGTCCGCCACCCAGCATCGACACAATCCACGGTGTTTCAGGATCAACCCGCAGCCCCTGCCGTCTAAACGCGTCGGCTGCCCGTTCCAAGTCGTCATCGGATGCATAGTCAATAATCGCAGCCTCGTTCGTTTTAAATCCCGTGCTACTGTCCGCCAACAGGCGCGCCAACGCGGGATCTGCATTCTTTACTTGGGCCACTAGGCGTGGAACCGTTTGAGATGGTACTGAATACGGAGTGAACTTTATATCTGCACGGTCGCGGACAGCCTTCAACCGTCGCCAAAATTCAGGAACCCGTTTTGCCGGGTTGCGATAATCTGGTCGGCCAGACGACTCGGCAGACGGCTGACTATCAGCGACTCCGCTTCTCAATTCAGCGAAACGCGCGATCGCTTCATCAGTTACCTCGCCAAATCTCAAATAACTGTCATTATTGAACGCGGCCCACTCTGTGAAATCAAGGTCGCCTTCTTCTCGATGAGCATCCGCGTTCGGATAATCCAAGTGCCTGCCGACGAAATCAGCAATCATTGTCGCACCGAAAATAGAACTCCGCCACTTTTCCGACCGCCACTTTTCAGGCAACTCGCGGCTATTGGGATCCAAGGTCGTTAAATACCGTGGCGACTCCGTATCGTAATACATGCTATTGGTTTGGTATAGCCCAAAATCAGTCGTACCATTCGTATTCTGCTGTCTGCTCGGAAGAACAAGCGCATCTTCAACAGTTGGGGCCTCTTCCGTTTCCGCCATAGCAATCATCGTAAGAGTTCGGGCCGTATCAGAATTGCCTAATACGGATAACGCTACCTCATAAATACCTAGCGCCTTCTCAACCTGTTCAGACATTGCGCGCCCCCAACTTTCCGGCACCCCTAGAAACCTGATTCAATGCACTAACCAGATTCTTGTAACGGTAACCACCCACACCTGCGCCGTATGGCTCTATACCCTGCTGCGCAAGATTGGTAACCAACTCGTCGCCACCACCCGTAGCATTATCCAACGCAACCTGCGCGAACCGAGACAAATCCCGTTGCGTAAAGTTGCTTTCACGCCGCTGCTTCGCACCAACCGTATACATATACGTATTCAACCCACGGCTAATATCATCCGTTGTAGCAGAAGACAACCCGCCATCCATTCCTTCGCCAATAAACCGCAACAGGCTCGCAACAGCAACATCTTTTTCTGCCTCGATCAACTGATCTTCGCGGGCCTTCCAATGCCGCCGATACCGTTTCCGATCAACAGCCCCCGCTCGCAGCAGATCGCGTTCCCGGTTAGATACCGCACCAACCCGTGCCGCGTAATTAAAGAAATCTTGGTCACGGTTCGATCCGCCAAACGTCAGCATCGAACCCCAATCGTCGGCACCGTAAAACTGCTCCAACAGGTTTTCAGCCAGCGACCGCTCCCACAGGGAACCGCCCTGTCCAAACGCCGCCTCCTGATCCTCCTCAGACATTGCCTTAAGGGCCTCTTGCAACCCAGACTGCAACTGCAACTGCGCCCCTTCAGGCAAATACCTACCCGTGTCAGTTAGATACTGTTGAACACGGCTACCCGCATCAGCAACTGTACGTGCCCGCAACTCGCGTTCATGCGTTGCAACCGTTTCATCACCAGACATGCGACTAGCGACAAAACTATCCATCACCGCATCTATATACGGCGTGCCATCATCAGTCAACGACTGACCACCCCGGACCATAGTCAACGCTTCCTGCGCCACCGATACCTGCCAACCGACAGCCGCCTCAATCGTCGGCTTCTTACCAGTTCGCGGATCAACCATAAGCCGACCCCATACAACAGGTTCGTTCATCAATCCAAGCGCAACGAATTCGCGTTGGAACTTTTCGACAACATCCGGGTCGGCGTTATTCAACTGATCAATCAGCGTCAACGGACCGATCTTGCCGCCAGAAAACAGGTCGTTGAAACTTTCCACATCCCCAAACGGGGTTCCATCGAATGTAGTAATGAACCCGATCTGTTCCATACCGGCTGGGTCGGGAAGACCATCTGAACCAACCAGCAGCGTTTGCCCCGGCCCAATTGTTGTCTCCATCATCTCGTCAACAGCCGCCTCTACGGCACCAAATGCTATGTCGGCAATCGGCTTCTGGTCCATTCCCCCGGTTCCATAAATGTCTCCGACACGACCCAAATCAGGGGCGACCATTCCGAAACTTGTATCACCAAACTCTTGGAGAATACTAGTAATAGTTGCTGGATCAATAACATCGGTATCAATATTGCGGTAGTTGCTAGGCACCTTGCCATCTCTACCCAACGCATCCATATAGTCGCCGTACCCAATTTTAAGATTCGCAGAAACCAGTTCTTTAAGGCCGTCCACTTTGACCCAGTTTGCCATCAAATAGTTTCTGACATAATCCTTCCCGGCGGGAGAGCTAAGATCATAAATCTTAACATCGTTCACGCCCTCCAAGGTGTCCTTCAAGGACTGACCCAATCCCCCGATTCCCTGATTGATCGTTATTGTGCCGGTTCCAGCGAGCCAATTGATCAGTTTAACAAACGCAGACTCTTCACTAATCGCATCAAAATAAAGATTCTTTAGAACAGTCCGATCCGTTGTTTGATCTGAAACAACCCCAGCCTCTTTAGCCTCAACCGGAACGAATGCGGGATCTGGTTCGCCTAGTTCGGGACGCAAACCCGGCGGGAACAGCCTATTAAACCCCCGGGCAACAATCTGCTGTCCTGCGTCAACCACAGGAAACGCGGGTGTTAAAACATTCGGCCATTGCCACCATGGCCGATCTTCTATTACGCCTTTAGCGCCCCCCCCAACTTTATCAAGAATTCCGCTCAGATCAGGGCCACCACTAATAACCCCGCCAAGGTCGCCACCTGTTTCTACAGGCACCTCAACTGGAACATCTTCAGTTACATCTACATCAGAGGCGGCAGTAGGCAGCAGTCGCTCCGGATTCCGGTCATCATTCTCGTCTGCCATTATGCTGCCAACGCCATCGGATTAACCTCCACTAAACCTGCCCGATACTTAGCGACCCAACTGTCGTTAACCATCGGCAAGAACACACTATAGTATATTTCATTCAACCACGGCCTACCCTGCGTAAAGGCCTCCATCGTCTTCCAATACTTGTAGCGGATAGCGTCCCGGCGGCGCTGCGCATGCGCAGTCCGCAAACCAGTCAGCGAATCCAACTTATCCTGAAAGCCGACAACAGTCGCCATTGCATTCAAAATGTCTAGCCGGTGGTCGCCCTCCGGAACCAAGTCGGGCGTTTCAACAAGCAGCCGGAATTGGTTAACTGTTTCCTCGCGTTTCACCTTCGCTGTGCCCGTAGTGATTCGCTGCGCGAACACCGGATGCTGAATCTTGAAACTGTCATACCAGAACTTCCAGCCCCGATCCAACTCCTGCGTATCGAGATTCTGTTTCTGCAACACATACTTCTTTTGCAGATAATCTGTGCGACGCTTGTGATAGGCCGGACTTGCAATATTGTAATACAACTCCTCTAAAAATTCGTCTGGCGTATCAGTCGTCCGCAGCCCCATATTCAACTGGCGCTGCTTCGCCTCGGCTACATATTCGTCGTCGTCAACATCGAACTTGCGCGGCATAAAGAACGCGCTCGACAACCCGAAACTACGGGTAAACTCGTCGTTATTCACCAACCATTCGTTAGCAGCCTGCGTAGATTCCAGCACTGCAAACGGCACCTTGCTGGAAGCCGATGTGCGGAACGGCGAATGCTCAACAGGATTAAACGGCTCACCTGTTCGCGCCTCTACGTTCTTAATCCAAATCGGATACGCCTCTTCGTATGGCATTCCAGTATTTAGCAAGTCGTGGAATTCTGTATTCCATTCCCACTTATCGTTCACCACCAGATCAGAGAACTGGCCGGTCGCCGGACCAAAGAACCAAGTTAGAGCCTGTAGCAACTGGTACTGCTTCGCCATCTGGTCAACCTTGTCCAAAAAGTCTTCTCTGAACAATTCCGGGTTGGCCTGCGACGCGACTTCCTGCTCTGTCGGCAACATATCGTTCAGCGCCATGAACTTGATTACGTCAATTGTCGCCTTTGAGCGAGCGTTGCCATTCGGGCCGTCAATGCCCATCAACTGCAATGGCCGCGCCAACACAGCAGGCAATACCGATGACCAAATAGTTTCACCCAGCAGCCGCACCGAATCAGCATTACCGGTTGTCAACTTGCTGGAACCCGTATACCGGCCACCCACCATATTATGTTCAAACGTTGCCCGCAGACTAGCGTCGCGTCCCGAAGCAAAATTGATCGGCACCGACAACAGCGGACCGAATCCCATCTGCCCCAACTGCTCCAAGTCGTAACCCGGAACCACATTGATACTTGTAGCCAACTTCGGTCGCATCACCGCACCCAACGGTCCACCAAATACCGAATTGACAATCGGGAATTTGTCTGCAATTTCCAGCACCGCAGTTGTCAACACCTCGCTGCCGGGCACCACTAACTTCTTTTCACCAAACTGGTCTTCCTGAACCAACCCGCCGCGCACCCCGGCATTCATTGTCAAATGAAGGTTACGCAACATGAGAGGATTCTGTTTCAAGCCTCTACCCATACGTCGAAGGAACTGATCTTCTGCGAACCAGAACGGAATCATCGTCCCGACCATTTCTTGGAACTGCGACCGAATGCGATGATCGTCAATAAATGCGCTTGTCAAAGTCATCGCACGCTGAAGCGACACATTTCTATGCGCCTCAAACTGGTTCTTTTGTATTTTCGCCCACCTGAAGAACTCGTGAATCGCAGGCGAATCTCCTTCAGCGGCCCGGATAAGCATTTCAAACGTATCCAGAACCGGACCCGGCTCGACACTCTCCACTACCTCAGTGGCAGTCTTAATGAATCCTTGCGTGTTGCCACCTTCAACTGCAAACGCAACCTTTGATATAGCAGCATCAGGATCCATCCATGCCAACTGCCAATCGTGACGGATAAAGCCTCTCAGCGAATCAACAACCAACTGGCCTTCGTCGTCATAGGAAGCAAGATCACCTAGCCGTGCCGAAAGCGCCTGAAAGCCGCCCCTCGTATGGTAATAGTTGCGCTTAATGCCAGCCACCTGCTCAGAAGCAATCAGGTAGTAGTGCTGAAACATTGGTTCCCGAACCATCGCCCCGATCATTGGGTTAACCACGCCGTCGAACCAATTGCGCAACAACGTATTCCACGCCTTGCCCATGCGTTCACCCAGCCCACCGCCCTCATCCCCGATGGGCTTCAGCGCAAGGACTCGCTCTGGGGCCTTATTCCACCAACTCGCATCATTGGCGTAAGCGTTAACTCGCAGCGTACTGATCTCATCGCCGTGTGTAACTTCACGAATCCACGGAAGGAACACTTCAGGAACATCTGTTCGCGTCCCCGACGAAACCAGATCCAATATTTCTGGCGACATGCGTTCGGTCAGTTCCAGCATCGCATTGTGGAAATCATTATGTGCGGTGAACTGAGTATCAACCATTTCCCACACATCCGGATTCTCGGTATACCAGCGCTGCGCCCGCTCATCCCCAGCGCGGCGAATAATGGTGCTGCCAGTCTTCTTGTTGCGCCACGTATTCGACGCGTAAGTAACCGGCGTATCGTTAATCATTTGCACACCCTGAACGCCGCCATCTGCTCGACGGTACATCAGATGTTCGCCACCAATACCGATAATCTTTTCTCTGCTCATGCCCCTTGGCCCAAAGTCCGCTGCCGCAGTTGGGCCACTTGGAGACCATCCGAAGAACGACGAACCCTGACCGGTATAGCCTCGCACCGCAACATCCGGATGAGACATACTGGTTTGCAATCCGTTACGGCGAAGCGTAATCGTTGGACCGTTTAGACCGACACGACCGGGAGCGGGAGAGATACCGTACAATTCTTCAGCGTTGACATCGATTGTTCCAATACGGGACCGCAGCCTAAATGCTGCATCGGGGCCAAGATCTTCTAGCCGAGAAATCGGACCAAGCATTTCCGTTACCGTTTTGGCTATCGCATCTGCAATATCCGGATTGGCGCTACCTGTCATTAACGGAATGTGTGGCATCCCCGCATCGGTCCACGATCCTGCCAGAATCGCATAAATGCCGGGAGTGTGATGAACAGTATCGGCACGCAGACTAGGCTGAAGAAGCCGCGCTGCTTTAAACGCCTCGCCTGCCGGTAGCCCCATCTCTACAAATCGGTGCTCCAGTTTCTCAACAAACTGATCGAACCACCGGAACCGTGCACCGCCGCCTTCAGACAACAATCTGATTAGCGAATCAACATGCTCTACTGGAATCATTGGAACAAACAGTCGTGCAGCACCCTCAGGCAACGACTCGCTGATCGGTCCACCCGTTGCATCAAAACCGATGTTAGATGCGTGGGTACTTCGCCCGGCCTGTTCGCCACGAACCGTCATCAACTCGTTGAATAGTGCCCGTTTTGCCTGCACCACGGCATCGTCGTAGTCGGTAATGATCTTGGCGGGATCGACCCCACTTATCAGAAATGCTATGACGTTCGGGTTTTGATCTACGCCGGGTGCCGGTTCAAGAAACGCTCGGAATGCAGGCTGTATCTCTTCTGGCAACTTATCAAGAAACGCATCCGTTGCAGTCAATTTAGTAATCAACGCATCCGGATCCGTGGGCCTCGCATCGAATGCTTTAGCGAGCACCTCCAACGCATCCTTATGGTTGGTTTGCAAGTGCTTCAACACAACAGCCGACGCTGTTTGATCGGCTGCCACCTCTAACCCCAGTTGCGTTGCAAGCGGAGCCAACGTTGCTTCCTGCTGGGGTGACGCATAATGCGACATGCTTCGCAAATACGCAACAGCCTCTGGATCTGACATATAGTTGAGCCGCTGTGTAACAGCGATGCTCTTAGGCACCGCGTCCATTTCTGTTCCGGCTTCAGTCGTTGTCCATTCCAACCCAGATGTGCTGTAATCCATCGGGAGCCGCAACCCGAGATCAACCGGCGTGCCGAACCCTGACGTTCGCAGCGCCCTATCAACCGAATCGGGATTAATATAATTATCGAACGTTCCAAGTATGTCTTTCATTTGCTGATCAAGGATCGTCGGATCAGTCATCATTTCAGCAATAACAGTGGCGCGTTCGTCGTGCTGCTTATCGATCTTTCTACCCAACCAGCGCGCCATCTTGCCGGACGCTCCGACCCCCATAAAATCATTTGCGAGCATACTCAACTCGTTTGCTTTCGCGTTAGCGAACTCAAACATTCGCCGCGACGTACCACCTATAAGAGTATCTTCGACTCCTCTCTTGACCTTGACCCGGCTCGCCTCAAACAAAGACGCACGGGCTTCATCGCTAATAAATTTCCAATTAGGGTTATTTGTGGCAGCCTCTTTGATCGCCTTCGTCGTAATCGCGTAATCACCAACGCCGCCGATCTCATTAAAGGACCGCCACAAGCGTGCAAACGGTTTCCACAGAATCGGCAACTGCTCTTCCGGACTGATCTCTTTAAGAATCTTCCGTCCGTACTCGTCCCAGACAACGTGCTTATCGACAGCGGCACGAGCAACCTTGTGGTTAACCCAATGCTTAGGGCCTTCACGCAGCCACCAAGAGAACAACTCTTCGCCGCCATTACGAGCGACATAACCCAGCCGCAACAATACGGCTGGTCGCCAAGTCCTCGCCAAAAACTTATCTATCGCAGGCAAATGAATTCCCCATCCGGCCATCCGGTAAAACGCCGTGTAACGAGAAATGGCTCCTAGTTCACGATAGTTCGGAATAATATTTGCACGCGCCAACTGCGCTCCGTGTTCTGCACCGGGGAACACAGCACGGGGAACATTCATTCCGTGGATACCCACCATGTCGTCAGTCAACTGTGCGTAGCGGTGGTTGCCGTGGCGAATAAATCTTTGTATGAACTGCTGAACGTCGCTTCCACCGTGAACCAGCGCACCTGTGCGTCCAATAAAATCTAGGAAGAAGTCATGTTGGACAAGCCACCGTTCCGACTCGTTCCCCATAACGAACGTGCGGAGATACTGATCGATCTGTCTGCGCGGCATCCCCGACATGACACCCATGTCGATAAGCGCCGTGAATTCTTTAACTGCGGTATCGGCATCGGTGACATCAAGCAACGTAGACTTAGGCACATACGTTGTTAGTTTCTCAGCGAACCGCGCCGGATAGTACGCCAACCCGGCTGCTGCCGCACCACCCATAGCACCAATTTCTTCCAGCCATGTCAACTCTGCGTTGGCACTACCGGGAGGATGGATGCGATTCTTGTAATACCTTCTCGCCGCTTTGGCTGCACCCGAGAACGGAATAAGGTCCGGCCCCTTTTTGGGAAGTAGTCGGCGGACACCTTCCTTGTCAAGACGGATCTCGAATCCATCATGCAAGTAATAGTTCAGCAGATCCGACAATTCGCTATCTTCAAGAATTACCTGAGAAGCATTTGACTGGTGAAGATCAATGTATTCGTCAATCTTCAGCCAGTCATCCGAAGTCAACCCAAGCCTTGTCATATGGTCCTGTGACGGATCACGCAAAATATTGAATAGCGTGTCTTCGTCTATAGGCTTTGACAGCGTAAGCGTGCCTTCTTGGATATCACCAAAGATCTTGCTGTGAACGTAATCGCTTTGCTTCGCTAAATACTTTGAAGTCATCCGCGCCATATCCGCCTTAACGGCAAGCGGGAAGTCTTCAAAGTCGAGAATCTCCCGCATATACTTTTTGGCACCCATCCATTTCGCACCGAACGCGCCGATGCGAGGCAGGAACAGTGCTTCGGGATCGGTTCGCCCCAACGGCTTCGCTAGAGCCATCCACCCGGCATCATCCGCGAGAAACTCCCAGAAACCCTGCTCGTCAGCAAGCGTCGGCGCAGTTCCAGTTGTGATCAGCGGAACCTCATCCACCTCATCCACAGCCGAAATAAACTTACGAACCAACTCGCCGGACTCGTCATCAACTGCGAGCACCATGCGCTTCTGCGCGAAATGCCAGTTGCGCATCGAGTCGATCACCTGATTCAATGCAGGCATATCGCGCAGCAACGCATCCAACTTAGTTCCTTGTCCGAACTGTTCCGTAACCGCTGCTCTGATCTCTCTGCCGCTAACAACTTCGTCGGCGCTGTCACGAATACCCTGCTTGAAAACTTCGATTTCATCTAGTTCTTTAAACGCATCCGTTACTCTGTCAATCATCCGATTGATTGCACGGAACTGCGACCGGATACCGAAATTGGTTCTACCCAACACATTTGTTCCAGTGGACTTCATCCACTCTTTAATCCCGGCCAACCCATCCGTGTACTCACCTGTTACACGATTAAGAACCTGAATTTTGCTGAACGCATCGAATCCGGCTTCAGACGCAGCACGTTCCAACAGTGTCCCGCGTCGCATAAAGTCCAGCAATTCGGCACCATCTTTGGCACGGTGGCCGAACTTGGCGACCTTAGCAATCTTGGTCCAGAATCCGCCAACCCATGTCGTCGGATCCAATAGGATTTCCACAGCCAAAGACCCGACCATTCCGACAACAGCGGCAGGCTTTGTTCCCGGTGTAACATCCCACACGCCGTACCGGTTCCATGCCTTCACCGACGCATCCGCGATTGTTAACCGCCCAGAATCAAGAATCTCCAACGCTTCAGTATTCGCAGGGCTGGCAAGGTCGTCATACCATTTCTGGTATTGCTCTGCTATCTGTTCAGGTGCGTACCCAAACTCTGTGCCCCGTTCAGCCAAATGATCGTAGACACCTTGCCCACCGTCACGGAGAAAGATCCGCATCAGGTCAACCTGTCCACCACCAACCTTTTCGATAGCCGCATCCAACGTGGACTGATAGTATGAATCATCCTCTAGCCGCGTCTTATTCCACGCGTCGCGCCACCGGGCAGGATTCGAGAAGTCCCCTTTATCGCGTTGCCCCATGAACGCCAGCGACCGGCCTGTGCGTGTGGCAAACCGGGATGGTTTCATTATTCCGAATTCCCACACGTTGCGGGCAACAGTTCCGAGTCCAAATCCAACAGCACGAATCGGAGCCATGCCGATCTTTACTGCGGTGCCAAAATGTTCTTCAGGCAATAGTGGAATGTCCCAAGTAAAGATCCGCTTCAACAGTCCTTCAGGATCTTTTTCTTCCGGGAACTGATACCCGGTTCCACGCAACAAATTTTGTGTCTTCACTGGTAGCAGATTAAATTCTGCTCGCTGCATCTGAGTCGGCATCGCTTCAAATCGTTGCCGCATCGAATTAAATTCGTTCTGATCAAACGCCCCCAAGAAGACATCCATCATGTCTTCATCAGAATCAGGGCCAGCAGCCAAACCCACCAACGAATCCGGATCTACGTCAAGGAACCGTCCAGCGCCCGCAGATATAAGCATCTGCATACGGCGACCGTAGTATTCGTCGTTTACTGCGCTGTTAGGTACCGACCCAATGCGCACATATTCGCGGCGAACCGGAGAAACCCCGGCCATTACAACTGCCCGAGTTGCTGCGCCGACTGCGCCATAAGGGGATCACCTGTAGCGGCAGCCCAATTGCGCAACAAGTCTGCCGATCGTTGTTCGGAAGTGATGCGAGGCAGCGTTGTTGGAATATTTCGCCCTTCGCCGGGGGCTGTCAACGGTGTTATCTGTGGATTAAATCCGCGTGCCGCTTCAACAGGCAACGGGCGCTGCTGAGGCTGCGGCGGGGGGGCCGTAACAGGGCCACCCCCAGCAGGCAACGGGATACCACCCTGCGCCGGATCTTGAGCAGCAAGGTTCGCACCCGCTTCACCGTAAGCCGCGCCAGCCTCCAACCCCGGAGCCTGCGCTGGCTGAGTCTTCTTCCTGCGGGGCATCAGCCAGCCCTCAGCGCACTAACCAACTGTTGCGCAGCCTCAGGAGAAAACTCTCCCGACGGTGGAGCCTGTTGCGGAGCCATACCCTCAGGGCCAGCCGCCAAACCAGCAGCCTGCTCAGGAGCAATCACCTGACCCTCACCCGGAGGCGGAGCAGCAGCAGCCTGCTCCTCCCTTATCTCAGCATCAGCCTTCTCAATCGCAGCAAAAATATCCAACCCCTTCTTACGATGCTTCTCAATCTTAGAGACATACACCACAGGCAACTGACCCGACAAAGCCTGCTGCTGGATCGCAGCCATAACCGCTTCCTCCAACTGTTCCTCATCGACACGCCTGCCTTCCGCTTCAGCATCCTCAATAAACGGATGCTTAGTCCTGAACGTTCTAAGACTAATCCCTTTCATGCCCAACAACTGGCCCAACTGAATTGTCGTAGCCTGAATGTCGGCACCCGGTATCGAATGCGATACAACATTGTCGAATGTTTCAAAGTGTTCATTCGGTGTGAAATTAACCTGACCGAAATCGCCAGCGTAACCAGTGAACATCGAAAACTTCTTCGACCCGAAATACCCTTTGTAAGTCGCGAACAACGACTCGTTCAAATGAGGAAGATGCGCCTCCATAATTTCTTGCATCTCTTGGATACGAGGGTCCAACGCTGCCCCCATGAGAGCGTCGATACCTCGTCCGGTACGCAAAGCCCCATATGTTTCACCACCAATTTGAGGTACCGTTCCGGTAGAGATCCGTGCATTGCGTTCCAATCGGTCGATCGCCACGTTTGTGGATGGGTCAGGTGCCGAGCGGAGTTCTCCGATTTGTTCAGCGTCTAGCAGAATATTGACTTCGCCTTCGCGACCGTCTTTCCACTCCCCACCGACGATCATCGGCACCTGACCCGAACGGCCAATTATATACCTATCGGGGAAGATTGCCTTCTCCTGCGCCATGATATCCAACGCCATCATCTTCGACATCAGATCAACAATGCCGACGACGTTAGAAATAGACGACGCGATACGATCCAACGTGATCCGACCCGGTGTGATCACACACGGCATCCCTGCCTTGTTCTTAGTGCGAGACAATTCGATCTGTGTCGAATGCAGCGGATACGCCTGAGTATGAGAATACCTTGGCCCCATGATACCGATAACGATATGGTCCTCATCGACCCACTCGACAACATCCCACAATTCCTGATTCGACTGCTCCTCAGGAGGAACCGGGCCACCATTTTCCCGGCGGGCAGCCGGATAATGCCTCCGCAACCAGCCGCCCGACTTGCCGTACACGAATGCACAATTCGCCGGAGGATCATAATCGTCGTAAGAAGACGGCTCCGGGTACACACCCAACGGATCCCGTACATCAATACGCGGTACACCCTTATCAAAATCAGGTGTCACAATCAGACAAGTAGTCGCATACCCGGCTAGATGCCTATATGCGCGACGGATCTTCACCTTATATTTCGACTGGTACCAAGTAGAAGCCAACGCCCGACGGCGAATATCGGCATACTCCCGTGAACGAACACCGCGTTCCTTCGACTCGTCAATAGCCGGGCAACCAATAAACGGCACAACCGACGCTGCACGCTGCGCTACCGCATCGACATTCTCTGCGATCAATGCAGGAGTCAACGGAGGCAACACCGGTTCGTTGTCCATCGACGGCAACGGAATAACATAGTCGCCGTTGTAACGCTCCTGAACCTGAAGCATTCGTTCCAAAAGGGGAGACTGATTGTCTTGCCTCAACCGGACAATCCCGACTATCTCATCGAAAGTATACATTAAAACGCCCTATTGGAAGCCATAGATGACTTCCACGGTAGTCCATTAAATCTGAATTGTGAAGAGTCTACATCAAATGTTTGCTTACGTTGCCGCCAAAGTATCCAAATAAACCACAACGCCATAACCTGATCTTGACGCAGCCTCGTTCCACGCTTCAAAGGTCGCCACGCTTTCAACTGGCGAATCAACTGATCGGCCTGATGGCGAGTCGGGCCATCGTCTGCATAGGGGATCTCGATCTCTTCACGCATAAACGACAACGCCATCGACGGGACACCTATCGACTCATCGTACTTATTGACCCCGGTCAAATGTTCCCGCACCCGAAAGCCGTAACGTTGAGTCATCTCCACTAGACGTTCATCTCTAGACAACCCTTTCTGGAAAACCATTGCTTCGATGATCACATCTGAAACAGTTGACCCATTTTTGAGACAGCGAAGAATAGCGTCCTCGACAACACCGAGGATCTGTTCGTTGCGAGTTAACCCAGTATCCTCTCGAATGAAAAGAATTTTAAGTTTACCTTCATGCGGCGTAGCAGCCACCACACAGTTGTTTGAACCAAGAGCAGGATCAAGGCCGATATAAACACTACAGTTTTCGGGTGGGTCATGGGTCACCGACCTCAACGGATTGAGACATTTTTGGATAGAATCATCCGTAAATGTAGCAGATTGAGAAGAAGTCGGTTCCTGCATATAGTTCCGTGACCAAGCCTCCTCCCCCACCTTGCGTTTAATACGATCCAACGACTCCAACGTAAACATATCCGGCCACAAAGGCTCCGGTTCGTCATTATCGCCAGTAATAATTGCAGGAAATTTGATTACCTGCAAAATGTCGGGATCAATCTCTTCCATCACCCGCTCATAGAAGTCATCCGATCCGACACGGGTACCATTAATTGTTGTACGCCCCTTCTCACCGGGACGAGTCAACCAATCCTGCCGAAACACATCGAACATCTGTTCAGTCAAATTGAGAGACACCCTAGATTGGATATCGTCAATGTGGAGATGATCGGTGCGGGTACCAGCAATCTTTGACCGCCACCCCAACCCAACCATCGAATAATCGCGTTCGTCATGCGCCTGCTTCTTAAACACATTGAAATAGTCGGCACCCCACGGCTGCCCAGTCTTAAACCCCGACTGGTTTTGCGGCACAAACGGCCCAAACTTGGCGACATACCGTGGAAACGGGCCGTGAGGTTCCATGCGGGCACGGATACGACCAAGTATTTTGCGTGCCATGTCTGTGCCTTCTGAACCGACGGTGATACGGAACTCAGGGTTGATAGCCAACTTGTTGCAGAAGTAATCCTCCGCCAAAGTAGTTTTGCCATGCTCCGGAGGCCACAAAATGAGGGTAATGTTGCCCGGCGGTGTGTTCTCGTAAGCGTTTATTGCTTCGATGTGAAAGAACGGCGACATGTGACCGAAGTATTCGCCTCTGAACCCAGCGAAGGTTCCATCCCACGTTTCCAAGCCGCCTTCAAGGAGGGCTTTGTGGCGGATAGCGTCTGCTTTCTCCGAAAAGCCGGGTATGCGTTGCCGCCACTTGTCGTAAGCGGACCTAGTGACACCTGCGATGGCGCATGCTTTACTTATTTTGCCGTGTTCTTCCAAACCAGCCAGAAAGATGGCACGGTTCGCTTCGCCTCTGTTTTTAGCCGGGTTCGGATCCGGCAGAACGTAGGCAAGTTTCTTCACGCGTGGTCAAATACGGATTTGCCGACTTTCAACTCCACGACCTCCATCGCTTTAACCGGCGTAGTACCAGTAAATTTAATTGTATGCGTACCTATCTGATCCAAATCAACATTCGCATAGTAAATACCAGTCGCACTATTTGTTGTAGATAACGTCGTATCAGTCGTATCCGGTTTGCGATGGGTTGCAACTGCATCAGTATTCGCATCCGTTCCACCAGACGTAAACGTCGCAGTAACCCGTACCCTGTCGTCTTTATCGTATGTAGCCATCAGACCCCCACAGAAAGAACCACGTTATCCAACAATTCGGTTACAAGTGTAACATCATCTTGTAACGCAACTGCAATAGTCACATCCGGGTTTGGCTTATACCAAACCGCTACACCAGTAACCGTCGCCACACCAGTAGACGAAACCGTAACAAAATGTTTCTGAACAACTGTCCCAGAAACAGATCCCGCCCCAGAAACGCTACCCGTGATCGGTCGCTCTGTAACCGCTGCCGCAGCAACCGTTGCCACACCGGACAGAGAAGCAACAATGAACGCTTCTTCAATCGCTACAGAAAGAGTAGAACCAACAGCCGACAATGCTGCCGACACAAAGTTAGTCATCTGCGCTGCCGCAGAAACAGAACCCGAACCCGAAACATTTACTGTTACAGATGCGACCTCAATCGCTGAAGCCGTTACCGTCGCTGAGGCAGACAGGTTCGCTGCCAGACCAAGCGACGATGTGGCTGCTGCTGCAACCGTAGCGACAGCAGACAACGATGCCGAAACCGCGTGAATCTCGTTACCCCGATAGGTGCGCCCTGATTCGCGGTACGTCCACCCAGCCTTACGGTATTCTGGTAGCGCATCACCGCCGTCGTAGTTGTAGGCGGTATCGCGGTATGTTACGCCTGTTTGGCGATACTGAACCGCCATGTTATCTACCTGCGGCGATCAGCCCTGCGAACCCGATCCATTCCATTACACAGGTTCCTCTGGCGGTGGTGGCCCTGAGATGCGCCCGTCAGCCATAACGGCGGCATCGGCGTAGAACTGCTGGCAGAACGTCAACGCTTCTGCCTCCGTCTGAGTGGTGACATCCCACGTTTCCAGACCCGTCAACGCTGCTG